AACAGCAAGGCAATCCTGTATCGATGAATGTAAGTTTAAATGCTAGTGGTAAAGATAATGTTGATGACTTAATGGCTTTAGTTAGAGCAGTGTCTGGCACAGAACAACATGTTGATGTTGACTCACATAATGTTAGCGGACAGGAAATGGACATGGCTAAAATGAAAGCAGCATTAATGCCAAAAGAAGAAGAAGTTGATGAAGAAGGCGAATGGGCAACTAGTCCGGACGAAGAATATCAAGATCATAATTACATGACAAAAGATCTAAGCGGTGGCATTAATAGAGAAAAGCCTAAAGGTGCAGAACGTGCTAAAGATCCGGCAGTGCGCCAGCATGTTGAATCGATTAAAGATCAGCTATGGGCAGCATTAACTGAAAAGAAAACAACTGAAGGCAAATACAAAAATGATGCCCAAAGAAAAGCAGTCCACGCTGCAAAGGCAGACAAGAAAAAATAATCTAAAGTGAAATTACACCAAATAGGACCTTCGGGTCCTATTTTTTTGGGTAAATAATATTATGGCAGCATCATTAGACGGCGTCTTAATTAAAAAGGCAAATAAACAAGAAACATTTACTGAATCGCAAATTGACGATATTGCACAGTGTATGGATCCTGATCTTGGATATTTACACTTCGCAAAACATTTTGCATTTATTCAACATCCAGTAAAAGGAAAACTTTTATTTGATCCTTACGAGTATCAGTTACGTTTGATGCACAGCTATCATAGCTATCGTTTTAATATTAATATGATGCCTAGACAAACAGGTAAAACTACGTGTGCTAGTATATATCTTGCTTGGTACGCAATGTTTAACCCAGATCAAACTATTCTTGTTGCGGCGCACAAGTACACAGGCGCACAAGAAATTATGTCACGTATACGATATGTGTACGAAACTTGCCCTGATCATATTAGAGCAGGTGTTACGTCATACAACAAACAATCAATTGAGTTTGAAAATGGATCACGTATTGTAGCGCAAACTACAACAGGCAACACAGGACGTGGTATGAGTATCTCGTTACTATACTGTGACGAGTTTGCATTTGTGCAACCTAATATTGCTGAAGAATTTTGGACTTCAATATCTCCTACACTAGCAACTGGTGGTCGTGCAATTATTACAAGCACACCAAACTCAGACGAAGATACATTTGCTACTATTTGGAAACAAGCAGAAGAAAAGTTTGATGCACACGGCAACGAACAAGAACTAGGTATAAACGGATTTCACAGCTTTGTTGCACAGTGGGACGAGCATCCTGATCGCGACGACAAGTGGAAAGAAGAAGAAATTGGACGCATTGGCGAAGAAAAGTTTAGACGTGAGTACGGTTGCGAATTCCTAGTATTTGATGAAACATTAATCAATAGTATTAAACTTGCGTCTATGGAAGGCGATTCGCCTATACTTAATATGGGCCAAACACGTTGGTACAAGAAGCCTACTAGTCAATATACATATGCAGTTGCACTCGACCCTAGTATGGGAACAGGTGGAGACTACGCAGCTATACAAGTCTTTGAACTACCGAGTTATGAACAAGTAGCAGAGTGGCAACATAATCAAACTGCTATACCCGGACAAATTAGAGTACTATCTGATATTTGTAATTATATTGCAACCGAAACTAAAAATCCAAATTGTGTCTACTGGAGTGTAGAGAACAATGGCATCGGTGAAGCATGTCTTATTGTTATTAATGACTTTGGGGAAGAGAATATATCAGGACTGTTTGTGTCTGAACCTATGCGCAAAGGGCATGTACGCAAGTTCCGCAAAGGATTTAATACTACACATAGTACTAAAATTACAGCGTGTAGTCGATTAAAAACAATGATCGAAAATGATAAAATGACAGTACATTCTAAGCCATTTTTATCTGAGCTAAAAGGATTTGTAGCAACAGGTAGTAGTTTCCAGGCAAAATCAGGAATGACTGACGATTTAGTAAGTGCAGCATTATTAGCTATAAGGATGATGAGTGTTCTTAAAGATTGGGATCCTAGAGTATATAATACTTTTAATCAAGCTGAAGTCGACGACGACTACGAGCCGCCAATGCCGATCTTTATTAGTAGCAACTATTGATAAATACAGTATGATGGAATTTGACAAAATAGGTGAAGATCTTTTTAATAAGATTAGAGGAAGATTTCCGCAAGTTACTATAGGTGACGATGAAGGAAATGTTACAAATGAGCCCGAAAAGGCTCGTTTCTTTGATTTTGATTATAACGGTCTAGGCAAAGTAAGTGTAAGTATTTCTGAAGACGACGGCTTAAACGTAATTTTTAGTAAAGATTTTATCGAAGGCGAAGATGCACTAACGCAAAAAGATTGGTATAATTTTTTAAAAGAACTAAGAGTGTTTAGTAAGAAACGTATGCTCGAGTTTGGAGTAAGAGATATAACAAAGTCAAATTTAAATAAAAGAGATTATAAATTTTTAGCAAAACGCTCTGGGGACGAAACAATGAACGAATCAAAACTATATGGAACTAGTCGCATTAGTTATCAAAATGTAGGCGAAGCACGTATTATGATTAAACACACTGAAAGTGTTAATCAAGAAAGTGCAACAGGACGCACACAAAAGATTGGAAAGATCTATATTGAGTCACCCGAAGGTGAAAGATTCCGTTATCCATTCAAACACCTAAGTGGTGCAAGAGCAATGGCACGTCACGTTGCTGAAGGCGGAAATGCCTATGATGATTTTGGTAAGCATATTGTAGGCTTATCAGAAGAAATGTCAAAACTACGCAAGTTTAAGAACTACATGGGACGTAGTGCTGTAATGGCAGAAAGCCTAGCAGGATATACAGACATTGTTAAAGAGCGCATTGCTACAGTTAAGAAAACAATCGAGAGCTTACAGAAGCCAGCATATTACAAAGAAACATTCGAAGCATTTGAAACCCCAGTACTAGAAGATGTTCCAAGTGATGTTGCTGAAAACTGGATTGACGAATTAACTATCCGTCAGTTTAACGAAGAACTACAAGATATATTCCCATACATTTACAATCTAGTAAAAGAAGGCACAAAGGCTGTAGAACTAGGACCAGATGATTTAGATGAATCAGGTTTACAGTATTATACTGGTGTTAAGAAGCACGGTAAAGAATATATGAAGAAAGCTGCACAAGCAGGCCGTGAAGGCGCTAGCCAAGAAGAACTAGGACGTCTAAAAGACAAGTATAGTAAAGCAGCTAAGACAAAAGAAGAAATTGAACTAGAAGCAGCATTTGAAGCAACCATGGGTCAGTTTGCTGAAGGCGAAGACTGCGATGATTGCGGTTGCTCACCTTGTGAGTGCGATACACAAGACGAAGGCAACGCATACGCACACGCTGTAAAGAAAGCTAAAATGAATGGCAAGAAAAAAGGCGACAAAATTGACGGTCCAGACGGTGATGAAATCACACTTGAAAAGGACGACAAGACACCATTAGGCGAGTTCATACTATCCTACTACGATAGAGAAACGGGCGTATTTCCAAAAGGCGAAACAGCAGTATTAACAATGATTGAAAAAGACTACGGCGAGCAGTTCATAGAACCTGCTAAGGCGTTTATCGAGCAAATTAATCAAACTTTTGAAGAGTATCAGATGCGTACACAACCACAGCAGTTGGATACCGAAGAGTATGACAGAATGAGAGAGTTAGCAGGTTTAAGATAATCTGCTAACCCACTTATAAGTTTTATTTCTTTTTCTTTAAAAAAGACTTGACAAACGTTGTAGCGGTGTTATAATAATAACTGTGCTATAACATATAAAGGCACAGAGCAACATAGGTTGTTCTACACATAGGCATAACATTTAGGAGAAAAGGCACTATGGCATCATTAGCAGAAATCCGAGCAAAGCTCAAAGAACAAGAGAACCGTTCAAACGGCAACTCAAATGGCCCAAGCGGTCCAAACCCAATTTACCCATTTTGGAATATGAAAGAAGGCGAAAGTGCAACGCTTCGTTTCCTTCCTGACGGTAACGCAGACAATACCTTCTTTTGGGCAGAACGTTTGATGATCAAACTTCCGTTTGCTGGTATTAAAGGCGAGACAGACTCGCGCCCAGTACAAGTACAAATTCCTTGCATGGAAATGTATGGCGAGACATGTAACATTCTTAATGAAGTACGTGGATGGTTTAAAGATCCTACTCTAGAAGATATGGGTCGTAAGTATTGGAAAAAGCGTTCGTATGTATTCCAAGGATTTGTTACAGACAATCCGCTGTCAGATGACGAAGCTCCAGAGAACCCAATTCGTCGATTTATTATTGGGCCGCAAATCTTCCAGATCATTAAGCAAGCACTTATGGATCCAGACATGGAAGAGTTGCCAACAGATTATACTGCTGGTGTAGACTTCCGTCTTAACAAGAGCTCAAAAGGTGGTTACGCAGACTATTCAACATCTAACTGGGCACGTCGTGATCGTCCACTAGGTGATGCAGAAATGGCTGCAATTAATACACACGGCTTGTTTGACTTATCAGAATTCCTTCCTAAAAAGCCAGACGAAACAGCAATTAAAGTAATGCAAGAAATGTTCGAAGCGTCAGTTGATGGTGATGCATACGATGCAGATCGTTGGAGTCAATACTTCCGTCCTGCAGGTATGCAAGCACGTACAGGTGATCCGACTAAAGCAGCAAGCCCGCAAGCAACTGCTACAAGTCAGAGCGCACCTGCACCTGCACCAGTTGTAGAAACGAAAGTTGACGATGTCCCTTTTGA